ATCGTCTGACATCATCTCACAACTCTTGTAGTCAAGGCTTAGAACGGCACCTTGACCATTATACAGCGACTCGAGCCATCGTTTGAATTGGATGAACTCGATGTCCCGGTCATTATGTTGCACACTGATCCACACCCTGAAATGAAAGATGTGACGGTGAGGATTAGCAAGGAACGATACATCATATTCATCTCCTGTAGCTAAATTTGGATCTGTTGCCGCCGCTGGATAGCAGTGAATACCTTCCTTGCGTAAGGTAACCCAGATCATTTTGTTTGGTCTAATGTCTTGTTTGATAATCATATTGGAGTATCTTTTGTGTACTGATCCCAATGAGTATACTTGTCTTTACTCAATAGGCTCTGTAAGTGATGTGTCCACACGCCTGGATTTGTAGCACCCCAAGTTCGGTCATCCAGTTTAAGTGTGGCATTATAGTTGAGTTGATTAATGTAAGGTAGTTTAACACTAATCATAGGGACAAAGCGAGGATATTCGTTATACGCAGATTCCAATACACCTTCAATGTGTTCAACACCAAAGTCTAATGAAACCCAATAGTTTGCTTTTAAACAACCTATGATAACTTCATCCCACGCTTTATATTCTTCGTGGCTAATTGATTTAGGATTAAAACTTTGACTAGTGCCAAAGTAAATGTGTTTAATACGTTTGCTTTCGTCTAAGTATGTTTGAGTGTCATCTGCTTTACGTAAGATTTCTTCAAGCGGAGGAGTTCCTACCACAAACAATGTAAACATACCATAACAAATAGTATGCTCGACTTCATAACCTGTAAAGTAAACGACGTCTTGTCGTTCTTCAGTGTTTAGTCCCATTTAATATAACCTCTGCTGTAACCGTTTGGACGATCCTTACCATCCGCAAACGCTTTCTGCCATTCTGTACTACGATTATAACTTCTAGTCCAAAAAGAATCAACCTCTAGATAACCTTTTTCAATAAAGTATCTTGCCATCCTCATACAATCAATAAATTGAGGATTACGTGGACTTGGACGAACTGTAGTAACAGCTTTCCATAATTGAACTTGTGCTTCTTCTTTATCAACAGCTTTGCCCACTCCGTCAATAACAACGGCATTGTTATTTAGGTTTATGTCAATACCTAACCGATATTTTCCAGTAAGATCTACCACTACATCATAATTTTCAATAGTAGTACTCCAAAGTTTATCACCCCAAAGCTCTTTGTTACTATTACCTAATACATCTACATGAAAAATATAGCCATTTAGACGCATAGTGTGATAAGCGACCCACGCAAGAAATCCACTACCAATAATAAGCATACGATTATTTTCGTGTCTGCCTTGTCTGTCTTGCAAATATTCTTTAGCTTGCTCAATAAGGTTAATGCCACAAGCTACAGGTTCAAGAATATATTTTGGGTGTGCTTCGGGAATCTTTACATACTCGCCTGACCTTACTGTATATTGATCAGCATACGCAGGCTCGCCACGTGTAGCAACATAATCGCCGACTTTAACATCTACGCAACTAGCACCTACTGCCATAACCTGTCCAATACCTTCGTGTCCTTGCATGTGTAATGGTAATGGACCAAAATCTCCATTCATCATATCAATATCGCTACGGCATACTCCGGTCATTACAGCTCGAACATATATACTATCTTGCGCCCAAGGTGGGATTTCATAGTCTACTTCTTCAAAGTAGCCTTGTCCTTGAGTTTGTAAACATTTTACTTTCATAGGTTTGTTATTCTATCGTGGATCCATGTATCTTGTTCAATTTGATTAATCCAAAATACAGGATCGTCTACTCGGTCAACTGCTTCTTTAATCATTGCCTGATATGCTTCTTCTGGACATAGGCCTAACTCAAACACAATTTCAGTGCCATCATTCATTTCAAATGTAATAGCACGATGATCCTCTTTACCGTCTGCCCAGTTGGCCTCCATTTTCCATGTACGACCATTTTGCATATATTTAATTTTACACAAATCGTCTACGTCATATGTGCCGTCATGTTTGACAATGCCGTATTCTGTATCTTCAATAGTGTCTAATGTATGCTGTTGTCTTTTTTCTTGCCCAGTCATAGTAGCAGTAGACCATTTTGGATTAAGAGCAATGTAAAGACTTAGCAAGTGTGGCATCAAATCTCTGCTGACACCACCGTAGGCTAAATTTTTAGTAGTAAACCAAGTTCCAGGATTAGGAATTCGATTTTTATTAATCCATTTAATTTTAACAGTACGTGCATTTGCCACATGAGACTTTAATTCTTCGATATTACTACGCCACATATTGTTTTTAACCATCATGAAGCGAGTATATTTGAACGTTTCTACAAGATTTGCCCATGCTAAACTATCGACAACACCCGGTTTTTCAATAAAAACAATTTTACTAACTGGTGCAAGTTTACGAGCAATTTCTTCGTGTGTAAAATTAGGTGTGCAAATGTGTACAGTATCAAACATACGACATTCGGCAATAGCCGCATCTACTGTTAAAAAGTCTGCACCTTTGGTAGGATTAGAATCTACAGTAATTACACCATGCCCAAGATTGTTTAAAACAGTAGCATATAGATTACCAATGCCCATTCCTACAATTAGACTAGTTTTCATTCTTTTCTGCCTTTGATTGTTCATATTGCTTGAACATACGGGTTACATCTTCCATACGTTTAGCAAATACATCCGGCGCACCTTCCGCCGCAATTTGCATGTCGTATTCACTAGGATAGTGTCTTAAACAACGTCGAGCTTGCTCTTTAATTTCTTTTGGAACACGAGGAGTAGTAAGTATCTCTAATAAAAATCTTTGAGTCTGTACTACTGCTCGATATCTTTCATCAGGTAATGTCATGTATGCTAGCTTCTAATGCATCTAATTTAAGGGAAACTTCGTCATCGAAGTCTGTTTCTTCATTTGATTGTACACTATTTGAGTCCACTTCGTCAAACAAAGTGGCAAACATGGTACTAGCATTAACAGTTTTCTTACCAGTTGCACCACGTGTACCCGGAATAGCCATCCAAAATTTACTAAATTCTTCGATAATTGCTTCGGCAACATCACGGTCATTGGTGCTAAAAATAGCATCTACAATATCTCTAAAGTACAATCTATCAAATTTCTCTTGTACTAACATAGCAGGACACAGTCCGGCATCATATTGACGATTAGCTTCTTGCACACTATTCAAATGTAACCAAACATTATGGCCCATCATAATAGCATAGGTGAAACTATCCCAACTGGTCTTACCAATCTTACCAATTTTATTCATATCATTAGGACCGTAAATACAAATGTCCTTAACTTCAACGCCGTCCATCAATGGACTTGTAGTAAACGATTCAAAATGTTTGTCTTGTACTACAACGTCTTGGAAGAGGCGAGTATCCTTGGCGTATTTTTTGTTGTCAAGAGACGGCAACATTCGGTAGAGCCATTTTTCTCTATCTTTGATTTCTGTTTGGACATAGATTTGTCCATTTGCTGTTGCAAGGAACGGTGAGGCGCAATCAAAAGATATGGTAAAATTTTCATTATGGTATTTGCGTATAGCCCTTTGTAGATCAGTTAATAATAATGCCCACTCTAACTTAGAGGTGCCTAGGAAGTGCATCCAGTCTTGATGACCTTTTTCAAGAAGTCCATCAAACTTTAATGCTACTAATCTCTTTAAGACAAGGTGAACGTCACACATATTCTGCCCACCCATTGCCCAACCATTAAATGGTTTGTCATACTTTGTTGGATCGCAAAAATCTTTCATTTGCTGATACCAATCTTCTGCTTGGTCGTGATTTTCACCTTGCAAGACATTTAAGAACTTGCAAGCACCTGTGCGGTGTTTAATAAAGTACTCGTTGTTATATTTGGTAGCACTCACCGCCTGTTCATAACTACCAATACCACTATTCTTAGCACCAACCGGACTGCGTCCAACCCATGCTGGAATATCAAGTACCATTCCGTAGTCCATAAGTGCGTCCATCCAAGTTAATACTTGTTCACGTTTCTTTTGTGCCGCATCTAATTTAGCTTGATAAAGTTTAACATGATCAATCTTAGTATATTTTGGATTGCCATTCTTATCTGTCTTTGGATGACCTGTTGGATGCACTTGTGGAACAAGCTCGGTACCTTTGGCAATAGCTTCGGCCATACGTTGTGCTACTTCTGGACCAGTAGGGTCATTCCATTCGCCTTCCCACACACCTTTACCAATCTGGAATCCACCAGAATCTCCTAGTACCCAACTAGTCGAACGATCTCTGTTACGAAACATGTCTTCGCTAGGATCGGGTTTAGTCAAATCTAAGTTAGCATGTCCAGCAGAATACAAACAATGATCAAAATAGAACGCCGCGTTAGGATTCAAGTAGTTCATAGCTTCAATACCCATAGGGCCAAAGCTCTTAGGAATACGTGCAGGATCTACATAATTGCTGTATCGTTGTTTGCCTATGTAAGTGCTGTAAAATCCTGACGTGGCCGGCAGGAAATACGCATAGTCGTTCTGTGTAGCTGTCAGGTTTTTATTCATTATTTAGATTGTGCTGGCAAAATGTATTCGTAAACAACATTACCACTGTCTACGCTAATGTTTAATGCACCTGCATCTGCAAAACGCATAGTGATATCACCAGGCAAATTCAAAATACTTTGTACTGCGGTAACGGGCCAAGACCAGATTTGTTTCAGTTTACCTGTAACACCTGCTTGGAACACAAACGATCCTGCATGAGTATTTGCATCACCAAAACTAAACACTAAATTGCCGTTGTCTGATTTGACTTGGAACACAGTTTCTTCAGTATGTGCGGATGCTTGGAACTTAAAACGCTGAATAGCCGCCATAGTTGGCTTAAATTCAATATCCCAGCTTGTGCCTTTGAACTTAACAGTTTTCAATTTATCGTTGATAATATTTTGATTCATAAAACGATAGTCGTTTTCAAAATCACCTGCACCGTTAGCAAAATGCAAACCTGTTGGAATAGCTTCGCCGTCACGTTCTTGCTTAACCACATTGATAGTAAAGTTTTCTTTGTATTCTGGACACTTCAATAAAATGTCTAGTTTGTTTAAGTTTGGCATTCCAAATACACCTTCAAATTGGTCTACTGGTGCCTTAGTTTTTGCGTTAAGGATAACGCTACGATCTTCAGCCATACTTTCAATAACAGCTTCTTTGTCGCTTGCACTAACTTTAACTAACGGCAAAAAGCCCAAGCTATGTGTATGTGCTACTAGGTCTTGTAAAAAGTCTTTCATATGATTCTCCATGTTTGTTTATTATATAGGTTTTTGTGACTATGTCAATGATTTTCTTAGTTTCTTGTTATATTTTATTGCCGATTCAACTAACGTATGTGTTAACCCTAATTGATCAGCATAGTGTATAAACGCACTAGTATCTTTGGGGAAACAAGCACCTCCAAATCCACGGGTTCCGTCAGATCCTGGAACTTGCATATGACTTGTACCAAAGCGTTCATCCATTTGTAGTAGTTCAATTACTTTGTCATAGTTTGAACCATTAGCTTGGCACATATCATATATTTGATTAAAGAACGTTAGCTTAACACTTAGGAAACAATTAGCCGCATATTTTATTGTGCTTGCTTCTGTTAGTGTACAATGTATGACTGTATTTAGGTTTTTAAGAGAGCTCTTAAATAAAGTTTCCCACATCCAGTTAGGATCAAATCCTCCCAAAATCATGTATGTTTGATTAGCAAAGTCTTCGTCAGCAGTTGCCGCACGAAGAAACTCTGGGCTATAACAAATTTTATGGTTAGGATAGTCAACTACTAGTTTATTTAGGTAGTCTGGTCTAACAGTGCATTTTATCAATACCGGCATTGTTTCAGGAATTTGATCCATTACCTGATAAATTTGACTCATGTCGCAATCTCCTAATTGTGTACTAGGAGTACCAACACATATAATAACGCCATTAGCGTCTGGATAGTGCTCAATTTGTCCTGTTGTATACTTAGGATCCACGATGTGAATTATTGTTTCTTTAAGTGAGCTGGCAACTGCCTTGCCAACAAACCCATATCCTGCAATTATAATTTTCATATTAAAACTCAAATAGTGAATTGAAAGTGTTTTTTTCTTCAGTGCTATTAATGTCCCAATTTAGCACACCAATTAGGTTATCTAATTTGTTATCAATAATAGTCTGTTCCATCTCTGCATGATCAAACGGCAAATCTTTAAACCATTGTGGTAATCGTAGTTCGTCAACCGGGTAAGCAACACTAGTGAATCCTAGTGGGCTAGGTTTAAGTTTACAAACAATAACCTTGGCACCGTCAGTAATAGCCATTGAGTATTTGTCATCGTACATACGCTTTAGAGTGTTCCAGTTAATACTTGCACGAACATGCCCTGGCATATTAGCCTTACCTGCTTTGGCTTCCTTACCTTTGTATTCGGTAATCTTGTTAGCACGTTTAGGTGAACCTTTTTCCCAACCGGGACGACCTTTAAACTTGATACGGAATTCACTAATCATGTCTAGCACTTCTTTTTCAGGTTTGCCCATCAAAACCATTTCAAGTACATCACTTAAAAAGTTTTGAATAAATTCTGGAGTATCACTGCGTTTAAGATCTAAACCCATAGCTTTAATCTTACCAGGCTTGCCATCCACGTCTGTACGTTTACCTTCTTTGTCATAATACAATACAGCATAACGCTTCTTAGTAATGAACAAACTTTTACTGCCAACAATTTCTCGACCTGCTTTAATAACTTCACCACGAGATTTAGGACAGTGGAATGTATCTAACATAAATTGCGGGAATGTAGTATTGACTTCCTCACTAATTTGGTCATACAATGTAATGACTGTTTCCCTAGTCCACGGAATTAATCCCGCTTCAATATCCTTCTGCAAAGTGCGAAAAGCACTAAAATAACAAGAATCAGTGTCACCATAAATAATTGCCTTTCCTCTATAATCGTATTCGCCGGCAATAATTTCATTTACCTTACCAGCCATGTGTTTAACAATTTGTCTGCCTGTTAGCGTAGTACTTTGACCAATACGCTTGTCAAAGAATCTACAGCCGCTATTAAGAATAGCGCCATATAAACTATTTAGGTTAATCTTCTTAACTAACTGACGTTTGTCCCAATATTCTTCTTCGATCTTATTACCGGCTTTGATAGCTTCTTTTAGTTTAGCTTGCATCTCTTTACGTTCACTGTACCAACGCTTGAGCAAGCCAGGAATGATACCTTCTTTTTCATAAGTAAAGATTGTACCATTAGCACTAAGCATCCAAGGCTGATTACTTTCGTAAATTAATCTGTATACTTCTGCCGCACTTAATACATCAACGTCACCATTTTCCCAATCAATAGTAATGTCAGTGCCAATTTCTTGGGCCATAACTGCTGTATATTCTAAGGATCCAAATATACCTTCCCACGCGGCCGCAAAGCTAGACCCTTTTGCCATTTTTAATTCAATATATTCGTCAGTCATTGTTTGACGCAACTGACCAATAATGGTTTCTGGACCCATGTTGAGCGCACGAATGGCACTGGGATAAAGACTGTTAATATCTAAGGAGCCAATCCAATCATGTATACCTTCTTTAGGATATGCAACATACGCACCAGCTGCCGCAGTATTCTCTTCACGGTCTGCCATCTTAGTGCGATTAGGAACTTGGAAACCTCTGCGATGGCTTTCGTTGATAATTGCCTGCTCTGTTACAGCCACAGCACCCATTGTTGTTTGCAACAATACTGTATTTTCGTGTGCCAATGTGTTGGCAAGGTCCATGAACTTTAATTTCTTATCTAAATCATCTAGAAGTTTACAGTCGTTAATGTTGTATTCAACAAATGTTCTAAAGTCATTATTGTATAATTGATCTAGTGTACCTTCATATTGTGTTTTACGTTGGCCTAATTCGTATTCTGCAATAGCATCTAGTCTATATGTATGTCGTTCTTCATATGTATACTTGCGGTATAACTCCAAATAGTCCAAATGTACTCGACCAATGTAATCATATGTAGTACTTACGCGGCCATATTTTTCGTATTCTCTGCGTTTAGGCAATTGGTCAAATAAACAAAACCTGCGGGTATCTTCTTTGCTTAATACTTTAATAACGCGATTGGTAGTGTACGGTATATCAAAGCCTTCACTGTTCCAACCACTAATCACATCTGCATCTTTGATGAGATCCAAAAACATATCTAGTAAGTCTGCTTCGTTATCAAACAAATATGTATTAGGAAAATCTTTGACCATTTCCTTTGCATCCGCCATCTTAAGTTTCTTAGGAGGAATAGCCAAACATACCATAGTTTCCATCCATTGCAAGTAGACAGCAATTGCAGTGATTGGCATGAACGCATCATCTGGTGATGCATAGCCACGTTCTGGATCAAAGTCTACCTCAATATCGAAAAACGCTACATTTAACTTTGGAGCATCTTGATTAAGATAGTGTTCGCTTAAGGTTACAAATATTGGATTGATATCAGATTCAAACATTTCTTTGCTACTATTAATAGCTTGTTCTTTTCTGAGTTCTTTTGTGTTCTTACAGACAATACGTGTTAACGCATCTCCGTAGATTGATTGATGTTTGCCTCTTGGGTCTTTTACATAGAACGTGTGTTTGACAGGAATGTCACGGAACTCACGCTCACCTTTCTTATTACGTTCGACCACTTTGATGATATCATTCTCACGGTCAAACCATGCGTCTACATAGCTCATATTTCTCCTTTTGTCACTTGGGGCTGACAAACACCGTTATGCGGATTATGGCCCGCAAACCTTTCTCTGTATTACTTAGTTAGATACGTTTAGTAATATCTAAAATTGCTTCAATTTCTGCCCAATCTTCGTTATGAGCTGACCAGTCACCTTTATGTGCAATCTTAATTGCACGATTAATAATGCTTGGTTTAATTTGTAATTCTTCTGCTACTGCCTTGACTGTTTCTTTTAAGCCTACTGTTAAATCTTCAACTTCACGTAGTACTGTACTACCTTCTGAAATCAAACGCTCTAATTTTGCCTTTTCTTCTGGACCATATGAACGACCTGACATAAAATATCTCCTATATTGCCTATTATATACTACTTATCTTGTAATTGCAACCTCTAATTAATTTTTGAGGTGAAAATGGCAGAAATAAATCTGCCATTTTATTTGATTAACCGCGAGCTATTTTTAACCAACGAGCCAATTCTGCATCAACTGATTCAGTTTTTGGATCGCCGTGATCTGCTATGTCTAACTGTCCAGGCTTTGGTGCAAGGCCAGGACCGTCTTGAGGAGTTCCTGCCGCTACTTTAGCCGCTGGCTTTTCTTTGGCTTTGCCACCAACAGATTGAGTTGCTTTTTGTATTGCATCATTTGCTGGTGCAATATGACTTAGCGATCCTTCGTCTTCTGTTGCGCCTACACCTGCGATAATCTTTTGCATTTTTGCAATAATTTCTTTTTGCTCAGGTGTCAACTCACCGGTTGTTGTACCAGCTGGCGATGGATCACCACCTGTAGTACCGCCGCCACCAGTGTGTGGAACACCAATACTACCAGTATCGCTTACTTCGCCACCGCCATCGCCACCAAGTGCATTTATACCAAGTGCAACACCCGCGGCCGTTAATAAACCTAGAGCAGTTGCTTTTCCAGGATTAGCTTTAATCCAATCTTTTAACTTGCCTGTTTTTGATGCTGCCTTTGCTTCAGCTGCCGCCGCCGCTTTTTCAGCATCGGTTAACGCAGTTGCGGCTGCTTTTTCACCAGCACCTACTTCTTTACTTAATGCACCTGCTTCTTTACCTGCTAAAGCACCTGCTTCTTTCTCGGCAGCACCTACTACAGCATTGGCTTCTTTACCTGCCAATCCGGCTTCCTTACTAGCCAATGCATTGATACCACCTGTAGTTTGTTTTGTAATGCCGTTGCCCGATGCAAGTCTTGCTTTTAATGCGGCTTGTTTTGCGGCGTCTGCTTCGGCAGCGGCTCTTGACGCAACACCACCGCTTGTAAAACTATTCATAGTATTTTGTAAAGCGGCACTGTCTGCACGACCTTTTTCAAACGCGGCATCTGCACGACCTTGTGCAACCTTCTGGCCAACTGATCCCATCGCAGGGTCACCTGCAACTTTTGGAGCACCTGGAAGTTCAGCATGTGCCAAGTTCTTATTCTTAACCATTTGATTACTTGCTGGACTACGGACAAATTCTTTACTAGCTACTTTAGTACCAGTTTTGCCTCCACCTAACCATGAAGGAAGATGACTGCCAAATTTTTCAAGTTCGTCTGCGCCTTTACCAATTGCTAATTGTTTTAGATCTTTTTCTGCTAACAATTCTTTAGGCCATTGAATATTTTCTAACAATGTGCTATCTGTGATTTGTTCACCGTCGTCTGTGAATACTAAATTCTCAGGAGTCAACCATACACGTATTACTTGTGTCTGAGGCTGTGATTCGATCATTGCTAATCGGTCTCTTAATGATTGAATACTCTCTGCCGCAGTTGGAGCCGCTTCTGGCTTAAGACCCATCTTGGCTAAAACTGCTTGAGTCTTAGGACCAATCTTTCCGTCAGCTGCCAACCCATTTGCTTTTTGGAACGCCATAATTGCTTGTGGAGTTGTTGGATACTTATTTGGATCGTATCCTAACGTAGCTGTGTCAGCTTTAGCTTTAACTGTGTCAACAGCCTTCTGCGCGGCAATATTGGTACCCAGTGCTACAGCACCACGGCCAATCGTTGCCGCTTTACCTGCACCTTTAACTAATGCACCTGCTACTGCACCTCCAGGAATTGGAACAGCTAGTGAGCCTGCTACGTTACCCGCACCATATAACCATGGGCTACGTTCTTCAGCTTCTTTACTAGCGGCAGTTTGTCTTGCCAATGCTTGTTTGTAAGTATCTTTGCCAAACGCACTTTGTACACCAGCGGCAATGTTATCGCCAGTGCCTAAGGTAACACCATTCCATGCACCTCGTCCAAAATCGCCTGCATCTTTGCCAAACTGGTCTAAGCTGTATTCATCTAATTGCTGTTCTTCAAAATCGTAACCAAAACTTTCAGTTAGCGATTGTGCAATACTAGATTTATATACTATAGCATCTTCTTTAGTCGCTTGTCTTATTAATCCGCCAACAGCACCACCGGTTACACCGGCTACAGTTTGACCAACACCACCAAAGCCAGCTTTCTTAGCTAGTTGCTGACCTGTCAATGCACCGGCACCGATTGATCCTGCCATTTTTAAATCATCGTGATTGTTTTCTGGTTTTACTGGAGGCTTTGGTGGAACTACTGTTGTAGTTGTAACTGGAGACGGATTTTGACCGCCTTTCAATGTTGCCAATAACTGATCTCGTAATTTGTCTAATTCGATCATGTTAGCATCGGTTGGATCTACACCTGGATCTACTTTGTTATTTGGTCCTGGTGCAGGAGCAGGCGGAGCAGGAGGTGCAACAACTGGTTTGTCTAAGTCCGCCAACTGTTGAGGACTAATACCAGCTACTTGTGTTGAACCAAACAACCCTTTTTGCTCAACTGGAATAACTTTTAATCCAGCTGGGCCTAAAATTTTATACATTTCTTTTGATTGTGTCGATGTTGAACTTGGATCAGCAAGCCATTTGTATGGATAAGGTTTAGCGTTCCCGCCACCACCTTCTCGACTAGCATCACCGTAATAAATAATACCAGTTTTAGGATCAATGGCATCGCCTAATCGAGGAATAGCATTTAATGGAGTAGCCATTAACTTTTTAACTTGTTCAATAGCTGCCGAGCGAGCGTCGTCTGCTTTGAACTTATCATACTGAGCTCTAGCGTCGTCAGCTTCTGAAATAGTATCTAATTTTTTAAGTATATCTTTAATTTCCATGTTAAGGTCCTCTTATTCCTTTGGCACACAGTTAGGCACTGTCTTTCCGTTTTTCTTTTTAGTTCCTACTGGTTTATAACCGTCCCAGCAAGGATTTGAATTCTTTAATGTACGTTTTTTAGCATTAGCTTCTTTAATTTCATTGGTTTCGCCAATGTGCTTGTCTATGTTGTGAACTCTGCGTCCGCCACCTTTGCGTATCTTGGCTAGTTCTTCTATACCGTGACGAATTTGTTCTATGTTCATAGATAGTTCTGGGAAGTGACGTGCAATACTTTCCCATACAACTAATTCACTGCTTTCTGCTTTAGCGGCTAATTCTCTTAATTGGCCACGAGCTCGCATAATACGTGCTTCAACACTAGCAGGATTTACACCTTGATGACTATGTATTGTACTGGCTATGGGATTTTCTTTATCAAAATCTAAAGGGGCTTCTGCTACAGCACTTTGCATGCCGGGCCCAGCACCGCCGGTGAACCCCATAGTGTGTCCTGGAATCTCATTTTCAGCAAATGTTTTTACATGCGGCTTCTTTTTGTTTTTATACAACGAAGAATCTAGAGATTGAAGTGCTTTGCGTTTGGCAATTTTTTCAATAGGATCTGGTTTGCCTTCTCGCATCATAACACGTTCAGCAATAACACCGGCATACTGATTAATCAGTTGGCGTTTTTGAGTTTGTTGTTCTTCTAGTTCTTGTTCTATTTCGTGGAAGTATTTTCCAACAACACTAGTATTACCTACACGAGCTTGTCTAGTAACCGGCTCTTCTTTCTTTTGATAATGTTGCATGGCCATTTGAACAGGCAAAGAAACTTTATGCGGATCTTTGCCTTCGTGCAATACTTGCACATTAGCAGTTTTATCTACGATAGATAAAAACTTAGCCATGTTATTGGCGCCTACCACAGGTTGGGTAGAAACTCCATCCATTGCCTGTAGTATGCGCTTCATGTCCATTGGATTAACCTAATAGACGTTTTGTCAATGCACGGATTTCATCAACCTCGCGTGATTCAACAACCATTGGTTTTTCAGCACGATTCAAACGACCTGTTAGCTCTTGTAGACGACTAAAATCGCTAGACTCCTTAACAGTTTCTTTCTTAGCACGTAGTTTGGCCAAATCACTTGCTTCAATCTTACCGTCGTGGTCTACGTCAATTTTTTCTTGTTTGCCTGGAAGATCTTTAACTGCTTTTGCTTTTTCAGCAATGTACATTTGTGTTTCTTTGATATTCTTCCACATAGCGGCAGCGGCAATCTTCTTACCTTTTTCACCACCGCCTGCGCTCTTAGCTACTTTGTCAAAGCTCTTACCTGGCTTACCAATATCGCCACCAGCTTTAGCTTTTTTAACTACTGCTGATTTCTTAGCGGCACTTAGTCCAGCACTTGGTTTTGCAGCCTCTGCAACTTTCTTGTCTTTAATAGCTTTTTTCATTGGCTCTTTTTTGTCACCATCTTTATCAAAGTCTAAGAAGTCTGGTTTTTTACCTTTAGCTTCGTATACGTCTTGGCCTACAATACTTTCGTCAACTTCTTTATCACGATTGTCAAACTTAGAACCGTCTTTCATACCCCATGTCTTAGCACTCTTAGGACTTTGCTTTTGTGCAGGAGCTTTTTCTTTCTTCTCAGCGGCTGATTGTGCCTTAGCATGGCTCTTGATGCCCTTACCTGACTTGGCGTTTGAAGCAATCTCATCGCCGTCGTCATGGTAGCTAGTATTCTTGTGTATAACACCTGTACTAGTCTTTGTCAATTCACCAGTGCGTGTTTTCTTTTTGTCACCGGTTTTCATTTCTTTTGGCTCGGCATCTCCAAAGCCTTCTTCCATTTCTTCGTCGTCTGGAATACCGTTGTGATTCTTATCTAAACGCTTGCTCGCGGCATGGAATGCCTTAGCTTGTTTATTGTATTTTTCAACTTTAGATTTAACGTGATCTGGAATTGCTTTTGGCTCTTCGTAGACTATACCACTGCCGCCACATTCTGTACAAGCACGCTCGCCACCGCTTAGAACACCTTCTTCAACTTTTTTGGCTTTAACTTTTTCAGCTTGGCTCTTTTTAAGATCTTTCATTTTATCTTTAGCTTCAGCTAATAATTCTTTAATTTTCATTTTTTGTCCTTCGCTTAGTGTATCACTGTTATCTAAATGATGTCCGTATTCACTAAATTTCATTTCGTATTCTAAATAGTGATACACGCTTGCTACATAATCGGCAGCTTTGGTAATTTTTGCTTGTACCCATGCTTCTAACTGATCATCGTCTTGCAACTTTTGATATAGCTTATGTGAATAGTTAGCTAATTTGAACAAGTCAGCTTTGGCCATGGCACCTTCGCGATCAGTTTGGCCGTGTGTACCGATTACATTGCCCTCTGGTTCCATTTCTGGTGACTGATCCATTTCTGGTGACTGATCCATTTCTGGTGATTGATCCATTTCTGGGTCTAAATTATCTAATTCTGCTGGCATGAGTATACTCCGTTATCTTTATATATTTAGCGTCTTTTGATGACAGTCGCTTCGTTTGCTGGCCCACCAAACACACTTGAACCTTTAATATCTAGCCCGTTAACGGCGGTTCCGTCTTTCTTTTTGGGTTGTTTTACCACTGGCTGTGGTGGCGCTTTTGTTCCTGATCCTGTTGCAACGCTACCGGTATAGCTTTTCTTACCACGTGCTTTGCCTGGACTAATATGCGGAGCATCTACGGTGCCGATATTAGCACTACTTGTAGCTCCTGCTGTAGCTGATTCTGCTAACCCCTGTTCTGCAGGAATCCATGACAGTTTTCTACCATCTGCTAAATGGGCATGAACAGGCCCGTCGATCATCTTAGCCTGCACTATCTTAGCATCGGGATGTTTTTCTTTAACTACTTTTAACCATTCCTGCTGTGTGCGTCCGTGACTATCAGTTTTGCGATTTAAGTTTTCTGATAATTCTTGATTCATTATACCAATATATTTTATATTGTTTATGTAGATACCTT